CGATCCCTCATCACACACAGCGACCAGACTATTAAAGTCATTGGAATAACCTACGACTACACCGTGCATATCCCGATTTCGAGGATCGAATACGTACCTCATCTTACACCTATCGTAAGCTAACTCTAAAGAGCTTTTGCTTAGCCTCTCATCTAATCCAGCACCCGCTACCAAGGCCAAAACGCTCTTTGATATGTCACTCATGGTGGTATCCTTGGCCGGAGCCTTAGGTATAGAAACGCCTTCCATGACAAAATCCAACGCCTTATCTACAAGACCATCGAAATCATCATCTCTTATATAATCCTTAAGCACCTCCAGTATATATAACCGGACATGGAGTTCGTTATTGACATCATTCAATGTAATCATAATACTAGTTTTTGGCAAAGCTAGATTATTTCTGTGCAATAAAAGATCAAATATGTCATAAGCGAAGGACTAAAAAAAATAAAAACTCCCCCATCCTCACGGACGAGAGAGCTGATAGATATTTGTATTATGAAAAAGAATAATCACTCACCTATTCTTACAATACAGTCACGAGACTCCTTGTTATAAATCATCGTACCTACCTTAGAATACAAGGTCTTTATATTTTGCCAATTATCCTCGCCGTGAGCGGATACGTTAGTAGGGGCATCACCGGTATAAACCTCCTCACCTCCTATGTTGACAAAATCATATCCACGTTTCTCCATCGTTCCGCCCTTATAAGCTATAAATTTGATAGTTACATTCCCTCTTTCTCGACCGCCATACCAGTTGCCGTATATACCACATCTGATCTCAAGAGGTAATTTATCGTAATTATCGCCATCCAATAACGGCCCCATCTGGATCAAAGCTGCCTCATTACCTGATTCCATGTTATCACCACCGTGGATAAGATAATCACCTACCCGCTCCTGCGTGGTCTGGTACCGTTTACTCCAACCAACCAGCTTGCCGTCCACGTCCGGGAGGCCGGTGTTGTCGAAGCCGGTTGCCGTGTCGAAGTCAATGCCGTCCTCGTCAGCCCAGATATACCTAAGCACAAGGAAATCGAACTCAGGGATGATCACCACCGGAACCGACTCCTGCCTGCACACGAACGTCTTTTCTTCCTTGGTGCTTTCTTTAATCACCTTAAACGTAACTTCCCGTATCTCACCGGTCTCGTTAACATCAGCGGTAACCTTAACCTCAGCGGGACCAGTACCACTTATCTTATCTAAATGCATCCAATCTGCCATATCATCGTATTTTGTTAAACCATTTTAATATACTTATCAAAAGCGTTAGGCCACATCCGCTCATAAGACAACATCCTCCTCCTATTATCCTCAGCCAGTTCCCGATAATCATTCAAGGTAATCATCGACATCTTAAGCTCCTTCATAGCCCTAGCGAACTTACCCGGTTCTTGCTGAGCGTATAATTTGTAAGCGTCACCAGTGCCTTGTATCAAGCCATTAACGGCGGCGTTCTCGAAGATCTTCATCTTGATATACGTCTCGACATAATCCTCAAGATAACCTAACGCCGTTTCAGGTATATACGGGAGACCGTCATCATCCTTGGGTGTAGCACGATATATGATGTAAATAAATCCATCAAACCCGGTATACATAGTATTGCCGGATATAGTTATATCATAATTATCCCAAGCATATTTATCCCGATACTTGTCGGCGGCGCAATCACGTCTCAACCCACGACCTATAGACAGCCTTACGGGGTGATGGTAATGGAAGCGAACCTCGTGAGACCCGATATATATCTTCTCCGTGATTGTCTTCTCAAACTCCTCCTTACAGCACTCCGTGCAGGAGTTCCAACGAAACCCGCGCTCCGTGCGCTCGACCCAGCCGATCTCGTGTTGGAGGTCAGCCTTAGCCTTATCGCCCCCCGGAATCTCACAGACAAGAGGCTCACACCTATAGGCGTCAAGCATGTCGAAGAAATCGGAAGGTAATACCGCCTGTTTGTTGCTGGTCTTTACAACCGCCTCGGACATGACGGCTATAACACCCCCAAACCTTTTTAAAGCTATCTCAGCCCACCTATAAACAGACGAGGTGTCTATAGCTCCGCTATCGTCGTATTTATGTAAATCGGCCTTGATCTCGGCCAATAACCCTTTTATAGTCATATTTAAGTCTTTTGCACAAAGATAACCATTAGAATATATCACGCAAAAAGATCCGGTCTATTCTCACGAACAAACCGGATCCGATCATAAAAACAAGCGTTACAATTTATATACCCATTTAACTCCAAATACCTTACTCTCCGATTCAACCTCCCGGTACAAGAACTTATATCTCCTACCTGATTCCATAGCCAACCTACACTCCCTATTCAACGCCGGAGAAATATAGAGATGGAAATACTTGTTCCGAGGCATAAAATCAATACATGTATGGACATAAGAATATCCACCAGTTCCACGTCTGTTAATAGTACCGGTAAGCTTATTTAGATATATCTTACGATTAGGATTGATCTTATGGCACAGATAACCGATGTTGTTTATATAAACCCCACCCTCATTATCCAGATACTTATCACGTATGACCTTCCATATCAAGGACTGACATTCGAGAATATCATTCTTGTCCACGATCGTATGTTTCCTTCTCTTACCGTTCTTAGACATAATAGATCTATAAAACCGGAGAAAGTACTGATCAAGTATTTTAAATGACTTTGTTTTCATATCGCAAATATAACAATTTTGCCCTTATTCAAGAAATATTTGATGGTTTTGGTGTGAGTGTAACGGTGATAAGGCCGCACTTACCGCCGCGGCACAGGCTTCAGCTAACGCACTGGCGCAGGAAAAAGCCAATGCGATGGAGTGTGATTGCCCCAAAATATGGAGCGCTTACGCTAGCGGAAGTTTTAATGGACAATGTTTAAGTATATCCGTAAGTTATGATAATCCATGTGGTAAATCTAAAACAGCATCATTTGATGTGTATTATACTAGATCTGAACCATCTGGAGATGTAGAATATTTCTCTACCACTAAAACAGTCACCATACCATCCGGATCGGGAACGATATCAGGCGGAAGTGATTGTGTTAGCAATGCTACAAGCATGTATGTATCTAATCCAAGTCAAGGTGGAGGCTGTTAAAAACAAAAAGGAGAGGTTGATTATCCTCTCCTTTTTATATAAACCTAAGATCTTTTCTCTTAGTATGATTTAATATCCTACTAATATGTCTGGTACTTAATCCCGTTCTTTCCTTTATCTTATCATAGATATAACCCTTGGATACGTATGCTGATACATCTCCTAAATCCTTTATAATTTTATCATACATATCATGTATCTCGTTATATCTTATGATTGAGCTATCCCTCATTCCTCTTTCGCTTATACCATCAACTATGGCATCATTGAAACCGAAGAAACTAATTATTGATCTTATTATATTTATCATCACTGAATCTTTTGAGTTTTCTTGTTAATATCCATATCCGGATTCTCGTCCGTAGGGATCTGCAATTTGGTTATCGTCTCCCTTAACGTCTCAGATACCACATATTCCAGTAACTTATCAGGGCATATGAAATCATAATCCCATTGAGATATACATGGATTATCTTTTTCCGTTCCACATCCCCCTAGTTCTAACGCCGCTTTCCTGTCAAGGGTTATAAGATCCACGTTTATAGCCTCTATATTTATATCAGGTATATAGATATATCCATCATTGACGTAATAATAATATTGATCTATATTACCATATTTACGTTCCTTATTATTAGCGTATTTTCTTAACGATATAGGAGTGAATATGATATCATCCATGATGTTCGATACCTTTATAATAGCCGGTCCTATACGGGTATATATCATATCGGGCAACCTTTTCTTAGATCTCATAAGAATCCGGCATAACTTGAACTCATCAAAACAGCAATCAACCTTCCGAACTCTCTCCATCTCCAGGCAATTGATATGGGTGTATAACGATTCCTCGCCGAGCAAAGTACCGTCAGCGTATTTCTGGGCTATATAAGACCTTGCTTTTTGTCTGCCTATGGATAATATCCACCTCCTACTGACATGAGCGTCCTTGTTAATGGAGTTCATGTCATTCATGATCCTAGATACAAATTCTGAATTTTTCATATGCTAAATACTGAGGAGGGGATATACCCCTCCTGTTGTTACTTCTTTTTCTTAACCTTGCCTCCACATTTCATTTGAGGTTTCTTTTTCTCGGAGACTTTGCCTCCTTCTGCCATCTTCTTTTTCTTAGTACATGTCATAGTCTTACTTTTTTTAATGTTAGTGATACAATATTAGTCATTTCTATCGAAAATAGAATAAAAGAGGTTGATGAAACTACCAACTTACCGCCGCGGCACAGGCTTCAGCTAACGCACTGGCGCAGGAAAAAGCCAACGCTATGGAATGCGATTGCCCGGAGCAAAAGACGTGGTCATGGTCTGTATCTATGAATAATGATTGCATGAGTCATGAGCAACTTGTCACATCAAGAGGATTTACGATTACGTATAATAATCAATGTGGTAGATCTATATCTGGTTCTGTGAGTGGTATAGGGTATACACAAAACGGAGAAGAGCAGGTCAATAGCGCTAGCTTTACAATTCCCGCAGGATCTGGAAGCAAGAGTGGAAGTGTGTATTTTAGCCGAGAAGTGGTATGTGGAGATGTAACAATCTCTGGTCATGATTCAGGTAATTGTTGACAATCACTGCTGTGATGGTTTTTAATAAAAAGGAGAGACTTATTAGCCTCTCCTTTTTTTTGTTATACATCAGAATCTTAACAGTTCCCAGATCCTCCCCCAGAAACACTTATGGATCCACATTGTACTCCTGAATCAAAACCTATGACACCAGTTTTTTTACCAGACCCAGTAGGTATACTTACGATAGTACTTCCAGCCGTAACGGTTTGTCCATGATCATCCCTACCAGTAACAGTTACAGTTATTGATTTAGATGATCCACATTGATTATTGTAAGACACTTCATAGGAGCACCTTAAGGCGGATGTAGAACCAGACAGGCCATTACAAGGATCACCGCTCAGCATAGCGTCGGCGCTCCATGTTTGTGGGCAATCGCATTCCATAGCGTTGGCTTTTTCCTGCGCTAGTCTCTGTGCGTCAGCCTGTGCCGCGGCGGTAAGTGCGGCCTTATCACCGTTACACTCACACCAAGCGCCATTGTTTCCGCCAGAAACCCAGTAAGCGGAAGCCTTCGGAGCCGTACATCCTGACGGACAACCTTGCTTGGTAGCAGTAGCCTCTACATAATCATTACATACCCTTCCACTACAACCTGCATCCGCTAATGTCTGAGCTTGAGATCTCAACTTATCTATCTTATCGCTAGCTTGAGCGTTGGCAGAAGACGTGCTAGAAGCGCATATAGATCCAGAAGGTACATCCGGATAAGTGATCGTTACTCCACAAGGTCTATCAGATGGACAATTTCTACTAGTAACAGAACCTCCTTGGAAACCAAGCATATTACAGCAAGCTTCTCCACCACTAGACCAATATCCAGAACAGTCACTACAACTTCCAGAATCACATTCATAATATACCTCACTTGTACCACCATTACATCTTGTCGTGGAAGTAGGATGCCATGAATTAGAACAACAGCTATCGCAAGAACCACCGGAACATCCACAACTGCAAGACTCATGCAACCTGTCCTCAGTCTCGTCAGAGTGACATCCAGTGCTATCAGTCCTTCTATATCTAGCCCAAACATCACCACCTGAGCAATAGTTTCCGCCATCATAGCTCCAACCACTCCAATTAGGAGGAGTGTCCTCGCAATCTCCGTTCTTATTAGCGTAAGCTTGAGCGGCGGCTCTGGTAGCTGAATTGCTTCTGAATGCCTCTTGAACCTTGTTATTGGCGTCAGCCTGAGAGACCGTTGATGTTATAGGATCTAATCCTAACGAGCTATAAGGAACTGATATAGCCACACCCTGTTTACAAGAGCCGCAATTATCCTTGTAGAAAGTAGCGCTTCCAGTACCGGTCCATACACAAGTGCCATGCTGGTTAGCGTAATCTTGTCCTTTCTGATCTAGGATCTGCTCAGCCTTGCTTCTGGCATCCGCCAAAGAAACCTTGCTGGTGATAGCCGTGCCGCCGTTGGCTTGTGTGGAGGTCACCGTTATCCTCTGGCCTACCCCGCCTTCGGCGCAGTTGTTCTTATAGAAGTCACGGCTTGCCACGTAAGTCCAGGTACATCCTCCGTTCTTATTGGCGTAAGCCTGACCCTCAGCTCCACGAACGGCATTCTCAGCTTTCTTATTGGCGTCAGCCAAAGATATGTTGGAGGTGTACGGATGTCCCGGAAGCTTGCTGCTGCTTACGGATACCATGTCTCCTACGCCGCCATCAGCGCAATTGTTCTTCTGGACCTGACCGGTATAGCTTCCTGTCCACGTACAAGTACCCTTCGAGTTAGCTACGCTCTGTCCCTGAGCCGTAACAGCCGCCAATGCCTTGGCGTTAGCGTCAGCCTGAGATACACATGACTTGAACTTGCCATCAGAGCTAGGACTTGGATCCGTAACATCATTCTGAGTCACGGTAACGGAGCTTCCAACCCCACCATCCGCACATTGACGAGTGAAGGCCTTAGATGCCGTACCAAACCAGAAGCATATCTTATTACCACCAGCTATATACCGCTCTTGATTATCAGGATCAGTGTAGCAGGTATTGGTATTACGTTGATGTAATTTAGAGATACAATCCTTGCATACGGTTTCGATAGTCTCCCAAACCGGTTGCTCATCCTTAGTATGACACGTGTCATCATAGTTCTTGTTAACGAACGCCTGACCCATCCTATCGATGTAGGCCTTAGCCAAAGCGTCAGCCTCCTCTTGTGAACGGGTAGAGGTGAAGAACTGACCCATAAGATCCGGGGTTACGGTAATAGGATCAGCATACTGGCAAGTAGGACACTTAGGAGTGAACTCCTTACTATAATTACCGACATATATCTTCAACTCATCACAAGTACCACGATCGTTGGCTATGGCCTGACCTTGTGCCTTGACAGCGGCCTTAGCAAGCTCATCAGCGGCGAACTGGCTCTCGTATGAGTAGAATGGGCCTCCGGTTACATCGGCCTCAGTAACGGTAACTGAAGACGGGATAAGACCGGACGGACAGTTATTCTTCTCGAACGCCTCGCTATAATGACCGGTATATTTAGGAGCCTCATGACAAGTGCCTTGCTCATCGGCTATCTTCTGGCCTTGATTCATTACAGCGGCCATAGCCACTAAATTAGCCTCATCCTGAGATACGCAAGACTGGAACGGATGACCTTCCACCATATCTTGTGTTACGGTGAACGGATCTCCTACCTGATTAGCGCCACAATTGCTCTTCGTAAACTCGAAGCTAGCCTTACCGGTATACATAGTAGCGTTAGAGCAAGTACCCTTGGTATTAGCCAAAGCCTGCCCTTGAGCTTGTACTGCGGTCATAGCCATAGCGTCAGCAGCGGTCTGGGAGTCGTTGGACTGGAATGGGTGTCCTTCTACCATATCTTGAGTGATCATCACCTTAGATCCGATCTTGCACTCACCACAGTTGTTTCTCGTGAACTCCAAGGAAGCACGGCCAGTGTACGTACAAAGGGCATGGATATTGGCGAGAGCCTGTCCTTGGGCGTCAACGGCAGCCTTAGCCTTGCTGTTGGCATCCTCTTGAGACACGGTGGAAGTAAATGGATAACCATCAACCATCCTATCGTTTACCGTATAAGTTCCACCAGTACCAGTACCACAATTGTTACGGGTAAACGTACGTGTATAAGTACCGGTATATACAGGAACCTTCTCACACTTACCTTTCACGTTAGCCACATCCTGGCCTTGAGCCTCAACAGCGACCTTAGCCTTGTTATTAGCGTCCTCCTGAGATACGGTAGATCTAAAGTCTCCTGTCACCATAGTCTCGTCTACAACAACCTTAGTACCATACTGGGTCTCGTCACAATTGTTACGGGTAAATTCCTTACTGTATTTACCATGATATACGGTCTTCTCCTTACACTCACCTTCAAGGTTAGCCTGTTGTTGGGCGTTAGCCTCAAGATCGGCCTTGGCCTTATTGTCGGCGTCCTCCTGCGAGATAATAGAGAAGTACTTACCGGCGGCTACAACATAAGTATAAGGTTGACCGATATGGAACTCATCGCAATTGTTTCTAGTGACTGTCTTCTCCATCCTAACGTTATAGTAGACGTTAGTCTGACAATCGCCACGCTCGTTGGTGATAGCCTGACCTTGCGCCTCCACAGCGTCCTGAGCCAGCTTATTGGCGGCATCCTGTGATACTGTAGAAGTGAACGGATAGCCGGTACACATCTTCTCATCCACGGTAAAGTCAACAGGCGTAGAACCTTCAGGACAATTGGTTCTCTGGAATACCTTAGAATACGATCCGGTAAATACCGGTATCTTCTCGCAATTACCCTTGATATTAGCTATATCCTGACCCTGAGCCTCTACAGCGGCTTGTGCTAACTTATTAGCCTCCTCCTGAGATACGATGGATCTAAAGTCTCCTGTAACCATCGTCTCATTAACAACCACATCCGTTCCGTATTGAGTGGAGTCGCAATTGTTACGGGTAAAGGTCTTGCTAAACTTACCATAATAAATATTCTCCTTAGGCTTACACTCACCTTCCAGATTAGCTTGTTGTTGACCATTCTTTTCAATATCCTCAAGAGCCTTCCTGTCGGCGTCCTCTTGAGAGATAGAAGACACGTACTTACCCTCAGGAACGATGTAAACATATTCCTGACCATCACTGAACTTATCACAATTGTTACGGATAAAGGTTTTCCTTTGCTCCTCGTTATACCAGATGTCAGTTATACACTCACCATGCTCATTAGCGTACTTCTGTCCGTTAAGAGCTATATCCTCCATAGCCTTAGCGTCAGCGTCCTCCTGTGAGATAAACGACTTGTACGTCCGTTCCTCAACCACATACAAGACAACCGAACCGTGCTGGTTGGCTAGACAGTCATCCTTGGTAAACGGCTGAACCATCTTGATATTATAATAAACGGGCTTGGCATCTTGGGCTATCATATACTCCTTAACAACACTACCGTCCTTTGACGTTATACGGAACTTAGCCGTACAGATCTGACCGGTGTAATTAGCCTTGTATACGATGTTAAGCTTATTATCGCCTACCCCATGGCTCTTGTCGTTAATGGCAAAGCAATTACCCTCAACGCAATTCTTATCTACTTCCCTTGCCATGTTAATCCTCCTCTATTCTCCATGAAACATTATCTCCGGCCTCTACCCTCACGATCTGGGTATCACCATCCTTATTAAGCGTCAACCCTTGCGGATCCACGTTAAAGGGTGGTTCCGGTTCCGGCTCCTCGCTGCCATCGCCACAAGTGCAACATACCAGTTCAATATCATACTCGGTATTGGACTTGATATCGATAACGACCTGACCGTTCTCACTAGTCACGTTATCAAAGTCATGATCAAGTATAATATAAGGTATATCATTAGGCTGTTGATTGATATTAACAACCTTGCCATTCAAGACAAACATCTCATGATGCTCCTCGTTATCCATGTTCTTAGGCATGGCTATAACGAAGCTAGCGTCATACAGGTCAGTGGCTCCCGGATCCTCAGGATCGGCGTACACCACGTATCTGCTATCCTCGTCAGGTATCTTAACGGATAGCCCGTTGACGTTCATAGACACCATATAGCATTTACTTACCGAACCACCAAGAGTAAGGCAGGAGGCCTTGACCGAGGCGGAGTTAAGCTTGGCGTTGATGACCGCCGTCCCGCCCTCCATGTCAAACATGATATTGGCCGGATCCACGCTCACCCGCTCCATACCCTTCTGGGTTATGGTAGCGAGTTTCGTTACCTTGCCTTTCTCGACCGCTACGTAAGTCTCCCTAGGCAACCTACCCATCCATCCCGGCTCTACTTTAATAGCCACCTTATCAGGGCCGGTACCGGAAATCTTGTCGTAGGACACCCATGAGGAACCTTGCTCGATCTTAGCAAGAATATCTTTTAAATTATTCATATCATTCCGCTTGAGTTATAGTCCATTTATCACTCTTACCTACGATAATCTCCAGAATCTGCTCACCGCCCTCAGGAGGATACTCGAAGTTAGTAGGCTTAATCTCAAATACACTGGCGCCTCCACAACCAAGATCGCAGATCATGTCCGGCAACCATCCCTCCTCGAAAAAACGCTCTATAAGCTCCCTGACGGCCTCCGAGAAAGAGTCAAGCTCCAATCTATCGGCCGGGACAGATCCTTTCTTAAGTGTCTCACCACATACCCAACCGTCGCACTCGGAAGCCAATACCGTATCATATACTCTATTAGCCATAACAAGAAGTATTTAAAATATTACTATTCAATGTAGTATATACGATATTAACATCAGCGAACTCATCGCCCATGCAATACCTTTTCTTAAACTTAACAGATCTTCCGGAAACCACATACCCGTCGTTAGGTACGATAGTACCGCAGTAGGTCACGCTAAGAACATTCAGAGGCTCGTATCTTAACCTTACGACCTGCACTCCCTTAAACGAATCCCTTTGGATGGAGGACGTGGCAGCAGATACGGCTACCAACTTCCTTACCAGAGACTCGATCACGTTATTCATTCCATCACCGTTCCTGATATCCGCCTCAGGAAAAGACTGACCGTCATATATAATCTGGGAACTGTAGATACTACATTCATTCCCCGGTCTATATTCCGGCTTACATGGATTACAATTTCTCATGTCAAATCAATTTATTAATCATTCTCCTTAATTCAAGTATCTCAGCATCCCTGTCCCTTATGGCTTTTATCATAGCGTTAAGGACATCAGACATATCGCAGCTGGGAGATAATCCCAATGACTCCACACGTACCTTGTCTCCGGGATAAATACAATCGGTGCTCATATACATAGAACATGGCACCTTAGTCTCATCTACAGTAGGCCTGTATTGTTTCTTGTTACAACCATTCATTACCATACCTCCTCTTCTGCACCATTATCACCGCCGCCATTACCGGCATTGACAAGCTCGTTTATAATTTTCTTCAAATCCAGAACCTCACGATGGTATAAATCTATCTGCTTATCCCTAGACGCTATAATACGCCTCAATGAGTCTATAACGACAGAAATGTCAGTACCTTTCTCTATGCCATCCGCTACCAGCTCATCGCCTGAGTACAAGACGCATTTATCATACAAGGTTATAGGACATCCATAACCAACACAAGGTTCTTCCTGACAATCCCGATCGCAAGGATCACAAGGATCGTTAGGGCATTTGTTAAGAAACCTATCTATCTTAACGCCATGACAACACTCTTCGGGACGTTCCCGTGAATGATCATGACAACAACCACCTGTATTACACATATTAATAATATTAATGTTTTTAGCAAAGATACTTATTTGGTTTGGAAACAAGACAACATACGTTATTAAACAATATAAGGGACACGTCATTCGCATCCCCTATACCCATAAACCATAACAACAAGATAAGATCAGGACTTCAATTTAAGAACAGGATTACCCCATCTATCTTTCCATTGCCTTCCCAAATCGTTTATAACGCCATTATAGTCTTTTATATATCCAGCCTTAATAGCGTAAGATATATTTCTTTCTATTGATACTATCATATCTAGCTCCTCGAAGGAAGCCCTATTTCTTATCCCTTCCTCATGTACGCCAAAAACAACAAAATTTATACCCTTAGCAATTCTTGATAACGATTCCTTTAAGTTACTTTTGTCGCTTATAAGCGAAGATACGCTGCTGCACATCTCTATATAAGCATCACCAGCTGCATTTCTTACCCCTACGATATTATCAACAAACCACATCACAACATCGGCGCAAACCTCAGGACTCATTTCCATGGCCACCACAAGGAAAAGGTAGGGGTTCATATACCACATCTGTCCATCCCCCTTTCCCTTTCGGCATGCCAATCCCATTTTGTTTAAATCACTAAGATTTAGGGTCTTGTTTTGTAGGCTGATATTTATCCGCTTACATAAATCCCTGTTTTCCAGTCTACTAATTATTTCCCTACATTTCTCTTGAAAGCCATCATACTTAATAATATCATTAAGCTTCTTAGGAGATAAGCCCTTTTTAAGCCTATCGTCAGACAAGACTTTCATAGCTAAAGTGATGTTAACAAAACCATTATCACTGAGCGCAGGTATAACAACGCC